CTCTTATAGAGACAATCCGCAGGGAAGAGGTAACCAGGCCTCCCCTCAACGACTAGACAAACACAATGGAGTAGGTAAGGATGGAATATCCAGTACCGAACGAAGTAAAGCAAGTAGTGCTTGGTAGTATCCTTGGCGATGGACACATCAGGCAAAAAGAGTACAACGGTAATCCGTGCAATGCGCATCTTGTTGTAACCCATTCAAGCCAGCAGAAAGATTACATTGATTGGAAGAATGAGCTTTTAGGAGAGTACAAGGGAAAGGTTAAGCACACTAGTAGGGATCAGTACTACTTTACTAGCAAGAGTCACAAACACCTCAATCCGTTTTATCTACTAGCCGGGAAGCCGAAGAAGGTTACACGAAAGTTGCTCAATCACCTAGACGCGCTAGGTTTAGCAGTGTGGTATCAGGACGACGGCACGCTAGGTATAGAGTACTATAAGCGAGAAGACGGCACAGAGGGTATAAGGCGTAGACGGATAGCCCTAGCTACAGACTGTTTCTCGCTTGAAGAACACTGGATAATGCAGCAGTACTTCAAGGTTGTGTGGGGGATAGACACCTCTATACATAAAGTCAGAAACAAGAACAAGTCAAAAGTCTCTTATAGGTTGACTATGAACTACGAGAACGCCAAGAAGTTTGTGGCTATAGTAGAACCGCACATAGTACCCTGTATGCGCTACAAGATAGATTTTAATCGCCAACGTGTTTGTCAAAACGCTCTGCCGGTTACAGGATAACGTAACTAGGATGATATAGTCTGATCTCGCTGGCGACAGCGAGAGATCCCAGAAATGAGGATCCGCCCGAAAGGGTCATTAAGGCGCGCCACCGCCGAAGTAACAGAATGGGAAGATGTGGTACGCAGGCGTTCGCCTGAATGAGGCGTGGATGATCCGCCTTGAGGCTGCCGCTACGGCCCTCTAATAGCTGTACCGGGGCTGGCGCATCCAGCCAGCCCCACTTCAATGGAGAACAACAATGGCTAATTTTGACAGTGATCTGGTCGTAAAGGGCATCCGTCATCGCGGTGCGCACAGCGGTAAGGAACAGACTGTTTCCGCCAAGCTGCGCGTAGCAGCCGGTGGCTCGATCGCAACTACTGATCTGATGCGTATGGTTCCGGCAGGCGAGAATGACCAATCCCAGCTTCTCGGTCGGCATCTCGCCGATCTCGGCTAGCAACACCACACGTCCTGACGGCACGGTATTCACTCCGGTGACGGCTTCGGCTACTCGCCTTGGTGCGTCTACCGCGCTTACCACTGACGAGATGGCTACCTTCACCGAGGTCGACACCGTTGCTGACGTGCAGAACTGGGCACCGTTCTACATCACCCTGACCCCGTCAGGTGCTGGCGCCTTCTCGGTTGCTGGCGGCGATGTCGACGTAATTCTTGAGGCTGTGTTCCTCGGCGAGCAGCAGGCTAACCAGCTGGTCTACACCGAGTTCAACAGCACCAAGTACAAGAACGCCTAATAGCGTTCGCAATCGGGGAGGCTTCGGAAGGAGCCTCCTCTCTATAGGAGACTTAACATGTCAGATATTGAACTGACTCATTCGGATGAGTCCAGAGACGACGCCTTTTCAGACCTCGATATTGCCGATCTGCGCAAGTACGCGAAGCTGATGGGTATCTCTGCCCAGAGAGACTGGAAGACGGAAGATTTCGTACGCGCGATCAAGACCAAGCAGAATGCTGCGGCCCTGTCGTACACCGAAGACACTTCCACTGAAGGCTCTCCTAACAAACTAAAGCCCGGCGAAGCAAGGATCATTATCTTCCGCGATCCATCGCCGGGTCACTCGAACAGCGCGGTACCTCTCGGCCTCAACGGTAGGCAGTTCCTAGCCCCGCGTGGTGTAGAGTTCGTGATTCCACTTGAGTACATCGGCGTTCTAGCTGACGCGAAGGCTCGAACTATTGTGCAGAAGGAAGCCCCATCGATCCACTCTCCGGAGGGACGCGTTGTAGAGGAAGACATCCTGAGTTACCCGTTCCAGGTGCTCGAAGTATGTCCACACAACGCCAAGTCCCGCTTCCAGTCAGGCGCGGATCAGCGAGCTTCGATGTATAACAGACGCCTTGCCTTCGTAGAAGAGTTCGGTAAGTGGCCTACCCTCGGCGAGTTGATGGAGTTCGAGAAGACTCAGCGGGAAGAGAAGCGTACCGCACAGGCGCTAGAGCGTCGTCTTACCAACCAGTAATATAAGGAACCAGCGATGCAGTACAAGACGTATCTTCAGATTGTAAATGAAGCTATAAGCGAATGTAAGGTGTCGCTGGACCCTCTTACTTCAGTCAACTTTGCTTCACCTCCGCGTACGCAGCTGTACGAGCAGTTCAAGACCTGGACTAATCGCGTGTACAAGGACATACTTATGGACAGGAACGAGTGGTTCTTCCGTAAGGAGAGAAGCACGGTTACAGTGTACCCACGCCTGCAGCTTCGTGCTGTAGGTCTGGGCACCGTCACAGTAGGTGACGAGCTAGTAGGAGCGTCGTCTGGCGTGCGTATAGAGATCCTGGCTATACACACAGTAGAGGACGTTGAGCAGGACGCTACTCTCGAATACACGGTGTCCGTAGAGTACGTTAACGGTACAGGAGACGCAGACAACATCATACTTAACGAAGAGATGGACCGTCTTTCTCCCTCCGCAGCAACCGGCGTTTGTCGAGTAAAGGGAAGAGGCCGTTATAGCTTCGTAGATCTAAATCCTTACATAGACGAGATCGACGCTAACTCGTTCTCAGTACAGAGAGCTGTAGACTTCAACACGGATCTAACGTCGTCAGACCTGGAACACACTCCTAATCTGATGCCTATAACCCCGGAAGCGTGGCAGAGCTACTACGCTCAGTTCGATACTCCGCACGGAAGGCCAGCGTTCATTGTGCGCACTACTGACGGCAATTGGGATTTCCATCCGCGTCCAGCGGAGCCGTATGATGTGTCGTTCACTTACTCGCAGGATATGGGAGTCATGACAGTCCACAGCGACACGCCAGTGTTACTGCCAGCTAAGTACTGCGATCGCATCATGTGGGGAATAGTGGCAGAGTACGCAGATTTTGACGAGCGGCCAAGGCTTTATGCCAGGGCTGCAAAGTGGATAAAGAAGTTCGATCGCTACATGGTGCGAGACGAGCTTCCGGCAGTTTCGGTGGACTTATACAGGTTCGATAGGTAATGGCAGCTCCAATCACACTCGGTTTGAACAAGGGACTAGACCTAGCTTCTCCGGTTCTGTCAAAGGAACCGGGGACTCTTATCGGGTGCCTGAACTACGAGTACACCGCTACTAACGGCACGAGCCGCATCTCAGGCTATGAGCGCTACGACGGATGGGCTAACGGTAGTCTAACTGATATCTGGACAGTGAACATCACCATCAGCGATGCTGGCGCTTTTAGCGCTGTGTCCGTTGGTGACATTGTACAGCTCTCCACTACGCTAGGTATAATCAATATAGGCGTGTACGTGTCACACACCTCAAGCACTCTGCGCTACCTTCCTATCGTTAAGGAACAGACGACGATCAGAAGCGGCGACGTTGTGATTGTTGATGGTGGTACACTTGGAGACGCCACGGCAACAGGAACTTCAGTTCCGGAACACACGCTTCTTTCTACGGCCGCGTACGTCACGCTCAGCCGGTCGGTGAGCACTTCGCTAAGAGGCGCTGTTACTACTGCGCCGTCTCCTGTGTGCGGGCTACACTGGTTCAGGAACAATCTGCTAGTTGCGCGTAATGCCCCCAGCTACACGATCACAGGAACAGCCAGCTCGTTTGCAAACGTAGGCGACGTTGTCCAGATCGGTACGATAAAGGGACTGGTAATAGCAAAGACTACGTCACCATTCCGCCTGTGGGTGGAGCCTTACGTGCAGGGAACGTCATCTACTTCTCTAGCAGTGCTGAACAAGGACGGGACTTCTGCCAGTACGGCGACAGCTGCTACGGTGACCGAGGACAAGAGCGACTCAGACTGGGCCTATCTCGTCGGACTGCACACGATAGAGACGTCTCAGGAGAGAGGCGAGATCAGGATGTACAGGTCTGTGTTTGTCACGTTCGATAACGGTACGCAGGCCGCAGGCGCTGACCCAGAGGTTGGGGACATCGTAAACGTAGGGCCTGACGCAGTTACGAACAACTACAGATTGTTGATCAAGTCCATAGTTAAGACAGGAGGCAGCTGGGCAGCCGGGACAGCGGCAGGTAGGATGGAACTCGTTCCGCTTAATCCACTAGACCCTGCTGTACCTGGGCAGTCTGGGCCTGGAACGTACAACAAGATAGCAGTAGGTGACACAGTTCGCATAGGTGGCAACTCGCTGTTTGTTGTAGATAGCATCATTCGCACTAACATCCCGGGCACGAACAAGCTGCGCATCAACTCCTCGCATTACGTAGGCATCACGGCAAACTTCCTTGGCAGTGAGACGGATACAGAAGCCTACATAGCAACTGGGGCCTCGCGTGCGTTCTGGGCTAAGTGCTACAACCCGCCGGCTACTGGCTATGTGGTACCTCCTGATGTGCTTGAGCTTGGCGTTGAACGTTACTACAGCTATGGCAACATCATTGCAGAGCCAGACCTCGAAGCAGTAGACATCCCGAAGTGGGTGTCCAGGCACGGACGGCTAAGTCTAGCACTAGGCTACGCAGGCGGTACTGTCAATGTGTCTGTAGTGAACGAACCGTACAACATGCTCGGGTCTGACGGCGCTGTATCGCACATAGTAGGCGATGAGATAACGGGTCTGCTAGAAGGTGTAGGAGATTCAACTCTAGTCTTCGGCCGGCGCTCTATCTGCAGAATAGTTGGGATCGGGGATACTGCCGGTATTCAAACCATCTCCCCTGACTCCGGAGCGTTTCCGTATACGTGCGTTAACGTAGGACGTGTTCCTACTTTCGCCGATCACTTCGGCATATCGACACTGGAGCAGAGTGACACTTACTCTGACTTCTACGGATCCAGAGTCAGCGATGCTGTACAGGCCGATCTTCAGCCACGCATAATCACCACGCCTTTCGACACTGAGATTGGTGGAGTTCACTGCGCTATGCCAGTTAGAGGTAAGAACCAGTACAGGCTGTTCCTAAGATCTGGAGATGTGTACTCGCTGTGCATGGCAGGTAATGCTCCGTTGATCGGGCTGTCGAACTACAGCAACGACAACGTAGCTCGTCTCCCTCTCGCGTGGAGCAGTCAAGTGCAGGAC